ATAGTATAGTCTGGTCTACTACGACCTATTTCTTGATGTAGGTCTTTGAGTGCTGCTATGGCATCTTCTCTGCTGTCTATTCCATCGTAGCCACGGTCAGCACGATAGTGAAAGCAACCCCAACTGTTACCGTCTTGGTAGATTTCACCAACAGGTTTGCCATTCTTGGACTTGATTACTTGTGCGTTGGGATAAACAGTATCATCCATGCCTTCCGCCACACCTTGCTCGGACTCGCCCATCTTCTTGCCAGCGGCTGCGGCTTTTTGGAACGCTGCTTTGCCATACTTCTTACGACCAATCGCTGCTACAACTGCTTCAGGATTGTCTGCGGTGCCGCTTTTCTTGATAGCAGCCACAGTCTTCTTGAAGCCCTGGTATTTTTCACTTAGGTTTTGCTCAACACCTTTAACGCCTTCAAGGATACTGCCTTTGGCCTCAACGCTTTCGTAGATGCGTTCTGCTGCCTGCTTTGGTGTCTCTGGTGCTGGCTTTAGTGCATCCAGCTTAGACATGATGTTGTAAATGTTGTTATGGTCGCTCATTGTATCAGTTTCCTTTTGGCTTACGGTAGACTATGTTTTGTTTTGTACCTACAGGGGCAGTAGTACCCACGGGCAAATCATTTGTTGTTTTGCCATAGCTAGATTGCTTGTCTGTACCAATCTTGGTATCAGTACCAGCGATCTCATAAGCCCGGCTCATTGGCTCTTTGCTTAACTCTTTTAGCAGACTGTCGACACGTTGTTGGCCAGCGATTGCCTGTGCGCCTTTGACGTCCGCTAGTTCTGGATTTTCAATAACAGGACCGTTGGCACCTTGTGCGATGATTCCTGCTTCTACTAGTTCTTCTTGTTCCGCTTGGTTCAAGGTGTATACGCAAACTTTTTCGCTGGGTACACCGGCACGGTTGATAACCAATTGACGAACTTGTTCAGCAATGGTTGGGTAGTTGACAGCAACATCGATATGATGGCATTCGCAAGGACCCAATTTGCCAAAGTCTCTGTGTTCTTGGATGGGCAAACGCTTGGGAGCAGACATTGTTTCTACTTCATAAGCGTCTAGTGCGTTCTTGATTGCTTCTTGCAGGTCTTTGTTGCAGTCGCAATTTGCCAGTTTGATGCGGAATTCATACAACTTCTTAGCGTTGTAGAAGTAATTCTGAAATGTTTGTTGTACAGCCATATGGTTAGTGTCCTATTACTATATTTATAAAAGTTTACTTCTTTTGGCCTGCGAGAATCTGTTTTAGCAGTTCGTTGCGATCCAATACCATGCCTTGCCCGTCCACTGGCTCTTCAAGATCTGCTGCTCCTGACTTGGCGTCTTTGGCTATCTGATGATCCAGTCTGGCCTTTTGTAACTGCAAGCTGATCATGCGTAGCTTCTTGTCCATTTTGGCAGTCTTGGCTGTAATGGCATGTCCCAACATAGTGCCCGCTGTCTGCATGATAACGCCAGCAAAGCGTGGGTCAATGTTGAGTCCAAGATCCATCAGGTCTTCGGCTTTTTCTTTGGCCAACTGTGCCAGTTCATCCAGTTCGGCATCACCTGCTTCTAGGTCTCGTACTAGTGGCAAAGCAGCATCAATTTTGGTAATGGCACTGTCTACCTCTGTGATGAGGTCCTGGTTGTCTTTAATAAAGTCAAGTGCTTCTTGTGGAGTTGGATCGTCGGAGTTTGATGCCGGAAGATTCAATAATTGCTCTAGTTGTTTTGTCATTACTTATTTATTTTAGGTGGCTTACCACCATGAAACATATCTTTTTCCGTAATTATACGCCATCCAAGATTATTTGCTTTACAGTAAGCCTGGGCGGCTTGCCACTTACACATATTAAGTATTGCAGCAGCCTGTGCTTTTTTACTATTGCCTGCTGCCTCTAGTGTAGTTTCTTTAGTAGGCTTTATTTCCCATAATTCGGCATGTTGTTTATTGTTGGCATCAACATATACCACAAAAAAATCAGGAACATATATTGTATTTTTATTAGTAAAAGGATTACGGTAGTTTATATGTATAGCTTCATTAGCCCATTGGAGTATTGACGGATTATTATCGCACATCCTCATTACTACATTCTCCCAAGAGCTACGATAGTGCGGTGCTTTTTTACCAACATACTTTTGTGGATTTAATAATTGGTATATACCATTTGCATATTTGCTCATTTTATTGCCTTACAATTTTGTCCGTGCCATCTTTTATAATTAGATGCTCCGGTTCCTTCCTTCCCACAATGCTCACATTTAAAGAGAATCTGAGTTTGTATTGGATTTTTGCCTTTTCTAGTTGCGGACATTTTTAATTTGGTTTCTTCAGATGCTTTCCTACCCAGACCTGCTTTAGCTATTGCATCCCGGTGTTCTTGTGTCCTGGGCGGTCTTTTTTTCCAAGACTCTTTCATCTTTGCTTTGGTTTCTTCTGAATGTTTTCTACCAGAATAAGAAGCTAAGATTCTTTTTTGCTCATCGCTAATTTTTCTCCCCTTATTCATTATACCCTTTCGTTCTAATGACAAAGTTTTTGCTAATTCTGATCTAATTGTTTCATAACTTCTACTATTAACAACATATCTTTTTTGATTGCCGCTAGTTCTAGTAAAACACCATACCGCCTGCAACATTTTTCTTTTTTGAACACCATCTACCATTTTAGTTAACAATCTGTGGCATATAAAATGCTCTCGAGCAGTTAGTTTCACTATATTCTCTTTTGTATCAGCACCACCAAACGACTTAGGAATTATGTGATGACGTTCAATGTACCCGGTTGGATTTCTAGAAAGAGCGGAGTTTATAATATTAAAATACCAATTAGTATATTTGTTTTCTTTAAACATAATATACTTATTTATACCAATGTGCGATAAAGGTTGGTTTACGCTAGAATGGCTCGAGTTATGTATTTGTTCTGTACAGGACTATTGTTAACGCCCACTAAACTTGTGCCCACACGATTCAAATTCAAGAACATGGCTAGATACAAGTTTAGTTCCCCAGGTTTGAGTGCTTGAAACTGTTGTACTATGCTCATGGGATCCAGTCCCTGTGCCAATGCAGTGTAAACAACAGTACTGGCCAGTACTGCTGCACTTTGTTTGTTGCCACCAGTCACTGTTTCAAAATAAGCGGTAACTGCATCGTTTTGATTGCTTGATACTGTGGTTGGCTTTGTGAAGTAATTGTTAAAATACTGTGTGGCTGGAGTTTTTTTGTTGACACTTAGATCAACTGCTGTAATATTGTTTGCATTGCTCATGACGTTATCCCCGGCGGCAATGGATTACTGGGTACTCGTGCATTGCCAATACTTTCGCCGTTGCTCTGCATCACTGCTGCTGCGTACCTGTTGTTGGCCGGTGCTGCTTGTGCTGCTGGAGTAACTTGCTGATAGTAGACTCCAATGTTGGTCAGTCCAGCAACTGTTTGGTTTGGAGTTGCACCGCTTGGAGTTCTAGGACCTTGGTTAGTGTAAATGATATTGAATGTAGGCATGTTATTCTGCTGATTGGATCACGCTGTTGGTTCCGCTAGCGGCACCTGGTTTGGGCAAGCTGAGTCTGTTCAGTGTATTGGTATCGCCACTGAGTATGCCTTGGCCAATATTCTTAAGTTCGGACCCAGCAAGTCCCAGAAGACTTTGTCCTTTGAGGTTGTTGAATGCACGTAGTCCTGTTATGCCAGATTGCAGTACGCCCAGTGGGTTTAGTGTACCATCTGCGTTGGGTGCTAGACTTTGACCAATGCCCTGCGCTGCATCCAGTAATCCGCCTTGGCCCAATAGACTTGTTGTGCCGCCACCTGCAGAAGTCAATGGACTTGGAACTTTGTCATAATCCAATGTAGCAAATCCATCAGGTTCGCCACCAATTTTTATACTGCCATAGTTGTATAGCACAGTTTCAAAAGACACTGTCATTGTGTTTTCAAGGAACTCGTTTTGTCCCTGTTGGTGCTGCCCGTGACCAAAACTGGTGATTGTGGGATTTACTAACACATACTCTGTAAAACGCTTCTGATGAAGGCTATACAATTTGATACTGTTCAATATGCGCTCCACTGTACCGTTGCTGCTGTATTTTGCAGGTTGGTAACCCCAATGTTCGGTTTGTTGCAGATTGTACTTTGTGGGCTGTGTGTAGAGAGTGGGTGCATAATCACTGTCTCTATAGTAATGACTCATGTAGTCATACCAGAAGTCACGTACCACATCAGCGCTGTCGTCATGGAATGTAATGGTGACTGGATCGTATTTGATTTTGTTTTGTACAATGTTGACACGATTATAAGCATTTAATATTTTGGTATCAACTGTGAACTTGGGCAAGCTGGCGCTTTTGACCAACATGCCCAATTGTAGTTTTTCAATATTAGGCAAACGAGTAAGATTGCTGTCAATATCAAATGCCACATGGAACAAGAACGCATACTTGGGACTTAGCTCATAGGCATTGCTGACAAAGATTTTGCTGGCGTGTTGGAAATCACGAACACTGGGTCCAGTTCCTATACCGTGTAAGACGTCATTAAGTATGCTCATACTAATATTTATCCAATAAAAAACCCGCCGAAGCGGGTCTTTTGTTTTGTGTAATATTAACCAGTGATAGCGCCAATAGTTTGACTGATTGTTGCACCAAAGCCAACACCAGCAGTTTGGCCACCAGCTGGTAGTTGTTCTGCGTTGTCATAACGGATACTCAATGCAATCATTTGAGCATCGTTTGTGGCATAGTTCAATTCACCGTAGTCAACTGAGGTCAAGAAGCAACCATACAATTGCCATGATTCCAATACATTGGGAGTTGCTGCACCGTTGCCGCCGTCCAAGATATCAATTTGAAGTTGGAACTTGTAATCAATACCGCTTGCTGCACTGGCTTGTTCTTGGAAGTCAAATTGTTTCTGGATTTGTTCACCAACCAATTTGCTGACTGCACCATTGGAATCATCGCGCAAATTAACTGTAGTTTCTTCCCAGCTTGGCTTACCAGCAAAATAGATCTTGCTGTTGTAAATATCAACTGTGACTGGTTCAAACTTGACGCTGGGTTTCTTTGCGTCCATGACCTGTTTGGTCAATTCAATTACATTGTTGGTACTTACACCAAAGTTTACAAAACTTAGACGAAAGCGATACTTTAGTTTTGGCATCAACAGGCCCTGGCTGGTTGCTGATGCGCCACCTGCTAGGGGTACTGTAAAGTTTGTTAGGGATGCTACTGCCATTTATTATTCTCCTGTTATGTTTATTTACCTAAATTACTTGCCGCCCAATTTGGCGATATCGCCTGGGTTAAACAAGCGGATTGGAATGTAGATAAATTCAACATCTTTAGTAGGTTCAATCGCAACATCTGCATACAATTGATTGTTTGCAATACGATCTGGTGTGTTATTTGTAGTGTCGCAAACCACCAAGTAGTCATAGATACCACGTTTAGCAATCAAATCGTTCAACGCACGGTTCAATGTTGCTGCAAACTGATCACGTGTGATCTTGTCATTTGGTTCAAACAAGAACGCATTGCCTGCACTTGCAAAAATTGTACGAATGTAGTTGACCAAACGTGCAACGTTAACGCGGTCCAAGCTCTCTGTATTTGGATCACGTGTTTTCTGACCCCATACAACTAAACCAATACCAGGAATGATTGTGATTGGGTTGATCTTGTTTTGATACAGTGTATCACGTAGGGCTTGATTAACACCAGTACGCATGAACTCGCCTGTGGTGCGGTTCAAATAGCCCAAGTCTGTAGCATTGCTTACTAGGCCACGACGTGTGCCAGCAGGAGCAAACCAAGGGAAAGCCACATTGTCGTTGTACAAGTATGTACGCAATGCCATATGACTTGCAGGTACCATGATCTCGTTGCCGCTCAAGTCTGTGCTTAATCCGCCTGGATAGTAAACTGCCAAGTAAGGATCGCTTGTTGCTAGGCCTGTACCGTTGGTGTCATTACTCCAATTGATCAAGTTAACTGGGTTGGTGCTTAGATCCAACGGTGTGTCACCAATCACAAATGCTGTGTTGGCACGGTCGTTGTTTAAACTCACCATGTCTGAGATCAGTTCTGGATAACCAGGAGCACAAATCAAGCTGAACTTGAATTGATCTTCACGGATCTCGGTGTTGGCATCAAGCGCTGCCTTCATTGCTGCAATAACAATTTGACGTTGTGCTTGGTGTCCGCTATATGGGCTACCATCATCTTTCAATCCGCTTGTTGTTACCCAAGTACCAGTTTGTAGTGGTGCCCAGTAAGTGGTGTTGGTTACTGAATTACCAGTGTTGTTGCCGTTGTACACAGAAACATAGATTGTTGATCCACCTAGTACTTTTGCACCTTGTGTATAAGTTGTACCGCTATTGTAAGCAGCCACATTATCAGCGCTGGTGTTAAAGTATCCAGTGATAAATTTCTTAACGTTGTAACCGCTGCGGCGTGTGTTACATAGCAACATGCCACGTGGATATAACAATGGGTTAGGAGCATCTAGATCTAGATAACTGCTCTGTGCCATTGCAATTGGGGTAACTTCTGTACCGCTTGCTGGATCAGTTGTACCAGTAATGTCCCAACGTGCATCAGCAAACAAGATACCGTTTGTTGTGATTTGGTCTGTGTTGTCAATTGCAACCCATGTGCTACCGTTCCAACGGCTTAGATTAGGCCAATGTTCAAGATCGCTTGTGTTTAACCACAAATCACCTCTTGCCAATGCAGTATTGTCAGTGTGAGTAGTTGGGGCAACTGCTGCTGCAATGACGCCTGATGGATCTAGTGTACCATAAGACAAGTTGTATCCACGAGCATCAGTTAGGCCAGTTTGATAACCAACCCATGCTGTACCGGTATTGATCATGACGTCAATAACTGTAGGATCGCTATAGTACCACAATGTGCCATTAGCAGGATCTGCAACTGGCTGAGTATCACTATAAGTGTAAGTCAATGGTGCAAAACCGCTTATGGTTGCAACTGCTGTTAGACCAGATCCAACCACATTAACGTTTGTTACGCTTGCTGTAAACCCTGCTGTTGCTGGTACGTTATAAACGCCACCAATTGGAGTCATTGTAATTGCTCCGCCAGCAGTGTGTGTTATTGTAATAGTACCATTGGCATTGACTTGTGCAGTTATGTTGGGTACATTTGCTGCTTGAATTGCAGTTACAAAATCTGTTGCACCAGTTCCGCCTAGGGTAATTTGTGCAGTAATATTAGTAGACGACCCGGGCTGGCTAACGCTGATGTTGAACTGACTACCGTTAGTGAATGTTGGATTTGCAACACTACCAGTTGCACTTACTGCACCAGTCACAGTACGAACACGTGCGCGGTAGCCAGCATAGCCAAGCACTGCACTACCGGCAGGGTTTGGATCTTGACGCATAAAAATTGTGCCCATTGCAATGTTTGCACCGCCGCCGGTTGGGTCAAGATAGTATAATGCTGTAGATTCGTTTGGATAGCTGCTTACCGCTTGAGTGTTCCACAAACCAGTGGTTGCATTGTATTGTTTGAATACAAAGTTGGTACCACCGCCAGTGGCACCTTGTTTCAACCATACAGATCCGCCAGGTGCATTGATATCGTTAGAAACTGTGTTGGTCCATGGTGGAATATTGGTGAATGTACCATATCCAAATGCCTCAGTACCGCTGACATAAGTTTGTAATTGTGGTGCTACTGAAACTGCATAGTAGCCGTAACTGCCGCTGTGTCCAGGGATTGCACCAACAGTTGAGCTGACTGTTAAGCCAACAGCATTGATCAATGCAACGTTACTTGTGCTATTCCAGTTTGGATCAGTGTAGATGTTGATCTTGCCATCATTTGCAGAGATACCGCTTGAAGTACCATCGCTAAACAATGCCAACTTGTTGTTTACAACCTGTGCAGTTACACCGCTAATAGAAGCTGAGTTAATGGCTGCTGCCACGTTACTCATTGTGTAGCTGCCACCAACTGATACAGCAACGTTAGAACCGTTAATGTACATATAGCTGTTTGTAGGCAATGTTAGGCTAGTAGATACAACGCTACCAGTTACTGTGGGGTGGCTTGCACGCCATGCAGGAGTTCCAACTAACAACCACTGGTTGTAAGACGGGTTGACAGCCAATTGATTGGCCAGTGTAGGCAAGTATGGACTACATGCATCGCCTGCTTTGTAGTAAGTACGGTTATACCCGTCAACTACCACAACTGCATAGCTACCAACAGTACCAATACTAGTCAATGGAGTGTAGGCATAGCCAGATCCACCAGTAAACGAGCCTTGAGTGTTTGCAGTAGTTGTTTGGCTTGCAAGCTCAACAACGATAGGGTTCTTGGCAACAAAACTCTGTGTTGACTGACTCCATTCGTAGATGCCCCAAGTTGTATCCACTGTATCAAACCAATAAGTGCTGTCAGCAACAGATGCAGTGGGACGAACACTGGTGCCTTGAAGTTCATTCAAGTCAATATCGGCACGAACTGCATACAATTGATTGCCCAGCCCCAATGCACTATAAGATGCCATCAAACCATATTCGTTTGTTTCATCGCCGTGTAGTGGTGTGCCTGCTGAACTTTGTTGGAACACTGGATAACCCATTGCTGTGCTCAATTCGCGTTGGCTACCAAACACTTGCAACATGCCTGCGTTTGCTTTGCTTGTTCCGGTTGCTACTGCACCGTTGATTGTTTTGTCTTGTGCGGTTGCTAGTAGTACAAGTGGAACTGTTCCCACTGCATTGCTGATGTATTGACTTTCATCAGTTACTGTAATACTTAAACCTGGTGATACTAATGCCATAGTAAACTTCCTTTTGCTATTATGAATATTTATTAATAAGTGCTGTTTTTGGGTGTCTACGCTGCCCTTTGCAAAGGTTAGCTCAGATCGGCACTACTAAATACAGTATGGAAAGAAAGATATGCCCCACTTGCAACCAAAGACCAGTTGCAGTCAACTATGTCAAAGAAGATGTTACACACTATAGATCACAGTGCGATGTGTGTAGTCGTGAGGGCAAAAAGATCAACCGTACCCCGGCTTGGTACAAAAGTGGATATAGAAAAAAGCCGCAGTGTGAAAAATGCGGCTTCAAGTTCAGGTTCCCGGTGGAACAATCAGCGGTGTATTACCTTGACGGTAACTTAAAAAATAACAATCACTTCAATCTCAAGACTGTGTGCTTAAACTGTGTTCAAGAGGTTGCTCGTTCACGCTTGCCTTGGCGATCAAGTCCTCTTGTGCCAGATTTTTAAGTTGTTTGTATAGTGCATCAATAGTGCCATTGTTGTCTACAACTGCATCAAAGCAGGTTCCAGCCCAGCTATACTCACTAGCATGAATACCCTCAGTTTTTAACCATTCTTTAGCTTTAGTATCTCCGCGATTTGCCAGACTGGCAACGTCATACCAGTGTGGGGTTAGCCCTCGCTGAACCCAAATGATCTTTCCGCCCTGTGCTTGGATGGCTGCAATCTCGTTAGGGAATCTGCAATCACTGATAACAACGTTGTCCTGCGCTTTACGTAGGCGGTTTTCCAAGCTGGCAATCCACATGTCGTCGTGAAAGCCTTGGCGACAAACTTCTGTACCCCAGTACTGTAGAATCCAGCGTGGCGTCAAGTGTGGCATTGCCAGGCGTTCTGCCCACCAAACATCCACTTGTTCACGCCATTCACGGGCTTGTTTGGTACGCCCTTCCAGCATGGTTCTATCCCACCCAAACACTGCCGACACTGCATCTTTGAGTGTGTTGGCAAAACTTTCTCTACGGTATTCGTGAAAGTTAACCAAATAGTCTGCCGCTGTGTCTTTGCCTGCACCAATAAATCCGCAAATGCCTATGATCATAAAAAATGCTCCTATTACAGAGCATTTTAACGTAGTTGTAACACTGAAGTCAAGTTAGATGTCTATGATTTTTTGTATGTTTGGTGTTCTTGATGCCCGTGCTGGATAAACTGTTTTTAAAATGAACACCAATCGATCAGAGCTGACTCTTCTCAGTCCCAGACTGATTTCGCTGGTCCAATCATAAACCCAAAATTGTTGTCCCACTTCAACCCGTTCAAGTTTGTTGATGATCTTGGACAAGCGCTTAAGAGTGTAGTCAACACCTCTAGGATAAACGCCACGAGTTTTTGTACGATCAAGTGCATGATCGTCAACCCGCACTTCAATTGGGCCCAGGTGTAAAGTGCCCACTGTTGCTTCATTGATGATCTCGTTGGCTAGCATTAACCAGTTACCCAAGTTAGAGGTCTACCGTTGTCAATATAGTTCACAATCTCGTACTCTAAACGTGTCATTTCTTCATTGGCTTCTGCAATCATTGCAGCACCGTTTAAGCTCGTACCACCTTGTGGGCCAGCAATCTGTGCAAACTTGCTGTAGGCTTGTCCTAGTAGACGTTTGCTGAAGCTGTAGGCATACTCTTGGATCCAAGGGAAACTGTAGGTGTCGCTCAGTATCATGCTGTCGGGTTTGATGTTATCAATCCAGAGCAGTACAGATTCAAATGGGTTCTGAGTCCCGCCACCGCCACCAGTTGATCCACCGTAACCGTAAGGCATCTTGCGTACAATGGTCAGCTTCTTGGTTGTGGGGTTGAAGGTATAATTCAAGAAACCACCAAACATTTTCATACTGAGCTTTTGGTAGTCCACAAACAATTCATAGTTAGTAAGGCCGCCAACACGTCCTGCTTGTAACATGTAAGTGTTCATGAAACCTGACGCAAAAGGTTCAAATTGACTTGCTGTAGTGCCTGTAACCGAGCCAATACCACGTCTAAAGGCAGCTCTAACGTTCATAATCTCTTTAGGCAGTATGTATTCCTGTGTTTCAGGCAATAGATCCAAAAAGCAGTAGCTTTCTTCCACGCTGTTGGCAGCACGTTGACGATACTTGATCAGGGCCTGGGTAATGGCCATAGCATAGTGTTCTTGCTCTAGCTCAACATCAACTATGCCATCACCTAGACGCATACGAATATAGTCTGTTATCTCACTGCGTTTTTGATCACTTGTGGGAAGTGTGCTGGGGTCAAATTGAATTGGTCCCGGTCCAGTCCCGGTACTGGGATTGTAAAGTGTAGCAGATTTAACGCTACCAAAGACTGTTAAATTCCCGTCAATTTGGGGAGAGGTTGAAGCATTTGGGTCGCTGTATTCAGCCATAAAAAATCCTGTTATATGCTATTTATAACAGGATTGGGAGTTTAGGCTACTTTGAGTAACACAATGTCTGCGTTAATGCGCCCGTTCATCTTGGTTTCAGTTGCTTTGACATCGTCCAAGAACTTGCGTAGTTGCACTTTGCCTGCTCGGGCAAACTCTTTCAACTTTTCCTCGGGCTTCCTTAATGTCTTTGATACGCTCTTGTCGGTATCAAAGTTCACAATACTTGTTCCTTTGACGTTGAGTGTTTGATATGCGGCTGCTACATATCGACCCAGCTTTCTGGTTTTAACATTATATACCCACAATGCTTGAGCCCCAATAATGTCAGCAGGATTGATTGACACAATCTTAAGGCCAGCATTATCTTTTGCGTACTTGATTTTAGCAACCACTTTTTCCCGACTTGGAGCTTTTTTAACTCTTGCCTTCTTGAGGCTCTTTTTAACGCCGCGGTACTGTTCAACTGCGGCCAGGAGGTCGTCGATCCAAGCGATAATACGCTTGAAGTCAGCTGCCTTAAGATGGCTGTAGCCCTCTCGAACTTGTTCATCCTTTTTGGATACTGCAAGTTCAAGTTCAGCTTTTCGTGTTTTATAAACATCTTCGTATTTTCCTAACTGGCTTTGTACCACGTTGTTGGCAACAAGATAGTCATACAGTTTAGTTGGGTTCTTGACACCTGTAGCAACATCGTCAAAGATGCCCTCCAGCTCACCAATGATCTCGCTTGTGCGTTCAGCAAGTCGATCTTGAATAGTGGGACGGTAGGCTACTTGTTCTGCTGTTGCAATCTCTGCAACGGGCTCGGGTTCTGCCTTGGCAACCACTTCCATAACACTGTCAACAATGAACTCAATGTGGCGTCCACGGAAAGGCATGCCCTTGCGGTGCGCCATGATAAGGCTGCACACTGTCATAGGCAGCAAGCGATCACCTGCACGGTTAAACGCTTTGACTTCTTCGATTGAAAGTTTGCTGTTCTTTTGTAGCCACTCAACTACATACTTTTTGCAGTCTTTTTGACTGTAGTAATAATTGTAGTAGTAGAAGCTCTTACGCAGGCGGTTGTCAAATCGTTCATTGTCCCAGTCCGCGGCTTCTGCGGGCCATTCAGGCTCGCTACCAGTGTACTTTTCATCAGCGAAAGCAATACGTGCTTGACGTGGTGCTTTGTTTTTGATCTTGATGCCTGCTACTGTTGCCATTATACACGTTCCTTTTTCACGCGGCCAATGCGGCTCGCTTTGTTCCAATCATATACAACGCCATCGGGGCAGAGCCCGTTTTTGACGCTGTCTACACCAAAAATCCCACAAACCTCAAAGTCCGCGCCTTTGATGGTTACAAATTCATCTATTAGTTTTGCCGCTTCCATTGCTGTGCCTAAGCTATCAAAAGCACCACGAACAAAACCTGTATTGTCTATTACTTTGTACATGCCATTATTATAACGCAGAAACCATTTTGAGTCAAGTTAGTACATTAGTGTTGCCATTAGATACCACTGCTCAAACTCGTTAACGCAGATTTCAAATTTTTCCGTTAATTCTTTGTACTTATGTGTTACTTTTGACAACCGTCTACATTCCACCATTTCTCGATCCATGGCGATGTATGCATCATTGCAGTTTGAGTAGATCTTGTACAGGGTACTACGGGCTTTGATATTTTTGGTATCCTGTACCATTTTCAAGCACTTTTGCAGGCGCTCGTAGTAATTCATGTGTGTCGGAGTCGTCATGCTGGTATTATAACACCTTTTGGTTAACGTGTCAAATCAGCATAAATACACGAACAAAGGATTTACAGTGGCAAGACTCAGTTTATGGCAAGATGGCCGACACAGTAACGATTACAAGTTTTTTGATCGCAGAATCAGTGAAATGTTTACCATTGGCGGCACTGGCATTCTGTGTCACAAATACTTGGGCCCAATTGCACAGGGCACACAGTTGGCAACCACGGCGGCACAGGGTGCTGCGGGACCTGTAATTAACCTACCCGATACTAGCACAATCAATCTAGGCGATACTGTAACAGGTACAGGCATTCCCACAAATGCCAAGGTCATTGCCAAAGATGCCAGCACCATCACAATCAGCGCCAATACCACCAGTGCATTGGGCATTGGTGTTACCGTGGGCATCAGCGCCAGTGCTGCACAGCCCAGCTATACTAATCAAAGTGAGCAGAACATACAGGACTTGCTGTGGCTAGAAAACAGAGACCGCAAGTATGATACCAGCATCTACAAGATGCGCGGCATTTATCAGCGTCAAGATCAAGACTTTGACCTAAGCCAATTTGGGCTGTTTCTAGCCACTGGTACCATCTTTATGGTGTTTCACCTGCGTGACATGGTGGACTTGATTGGGCGCAAGCTCATGAACGGTGACGTGCTTGAACTACAGCACTTGACTGATTATGACGCACTTAATCAAGACGTGCCAGCAGCACTGAAACGCTTTTATGTTGTAGGCGATGCCAGCTTTGCAAGTGAAGGTTTTACCCCAACTTGGTGGCCGCACTTATGGCGTGTTAAATTGAACCCTCTAGTGGACAGCCAAGAATACAAAGACATTCTCAACAATGTCATGGCCAGTGATGGTACTACGCCAATTGGACAGTTGTTGACTACATTGGATACCAACTTGAAGATTAACGATGCAGTTATACGTGAGGCAGAAGCCAACGTACCGTTCAGCGGTTACGATACCAGCAGCCTCTATATTGCTCCTGAAACTATTGCAGACGAGCCAGACAAAACTGCCGATGATGTGGTTGATACCGCAGATGATGTAGCAGATACTGCCGACGAGGGTCCATTGACTCCGGGTTCTACAGTATATGGCTACTTGTCAGGATCAGCAGTAGCACCAAACGAACAAGCAATGGGAGTAGGTATCATGTTCCCTGCAAATCCAATCAGTGGCGACTACTTCCTACGCACAGACTACTTGCCAAATCGTGTGTTCCGCTTTGACGGCAAGCGTTGGGTCAGCATCAATGATGTACAGCGCACAAGTCTTACACAAGGTGCAAATAATCAAACACAGTTGGGTACCTTTGTCAACGCAAGTGGTACGTTTACTAATGCAGATGGTGCTACAGTAAATGTCCGACAAAGCCTCAGCAAGGCCCTAACACCAAAGGCAGATAATTAATGACAGCTCCTAGCAACTACTTTTATGATGGTCAAGTCCGTAGATTTGTAAGTCAGTTTATTCGAATGGTATCAAACTTCTACGTAGAGTTTGGTAAAGACAGCAATGGTGTAACTAGCCTACAGCGTGTACCAGTCATGTATGGAGATCCCAGCAGACAAGCCGCACAAATTATTCGTAATAACAGTGAGAACACAATCAACGCTGTTCCCGCAATGGCTGTTTATATCAACGCCTTAGAATATGATCGTGAACGTTTGCAAGATCCTTATCTAGTTGAGAGTATGCAAATACGTCAACGACAGTTTGATCCAGTAACTGGTACCTATGGCGATGCTCAAGGACAAGCCTACACAGTTGAACGCTTGATGCCTGCGCCTTATAAACTGACACTGAAGCTGGATATTTGGACCAGCAACACAGAACAAAAACTACAGCTGATTGAACAATTGGCTGCATTGTTTAACCCGGCGATGGAAATACAAAGCACTGACAACTATATTGATTGGAGCAGTCTTAGTGTTGTACTGCTTACTGATATAACATGGGACAGTCGTACTGTGCCCACAGGTGGCGAAGAACCTATCAGTGTTGCTACTATGAATTTTGACTTGCCCATCTGGATCAGCACCAGCGCCAAGGTCAAGAAAATGGGTGTTATACAACAAGTTATTACCAACTTCCAAGATCTACAGTCACTGGACAGCTTAGGACAGCAACAGGTTATTTCTGTGCTGAACTATGGAGTACTGTTGAACTCCTATATCAGCAGCGGAGTTCCCTACTATACACTAAAACTGCTCAAGCCACAGGATGTAGTAAACTACAATGCCTATGGACAAGACAGTGTAATTGCTGCAAGACACACTTGGGAACCATTGCTGAATCAGTATGGTGAATTTAAATCTGGTACTAGCGAGATACGCTTAACACAGCCTAACGGCAGTGAGATCATTGGCACCATTGCCACTAATCCCAGTGATGCAACAACCCTATTGTACACACCATTTGGCGACACGTTCCCGGCCAATACACTAAATGCTGTCAATGCCATTATTGATCCACAGAATGTCAATGTGGGCAGCTTCTTAACCAATCCTTCAAACGGTACTCGTTATCTCTTGGTCAATGACATTGGCGACTACAATAACATTGCTGGTGCAGTTGCTTGGAAGGGCACTGACGGAAATGATTTGGTTGCACATGCCAACGATATTGTTGAATATAATGGCGCACACTGGCGAGTGGTATTTGACAGTGCCAATGAAAATAGTTTACAATATGTAACAAATCTAACAACCGGTATTCAATACAAATGGCAAAACAACCAATGGTCAAAGAGCTACGACGGACTGTACAACGAGGGCGAGTGGATGCTGGTCCTTTGATTGGTGCCGGGGCCTTAATCTACTGTAGAACTACTCACAGATATCTTTTCTTACTGCGCGATGGCGGAACACACAGCGGCACTTGGGGCCTTGTTGGCGGTAAAATTGAACCAGGCGAAACAGTTGTTGCTGGACTGACTAGAGAGATTGCCGAAGAATTAGGTGGCATTATTAAAGATGCTAAATTGGTGCCAATTGAAAAGTTTACTAGCGACACCAACAAGTTTGAATACCACACCTACGTTATACGTGTGGACGAGGAGTTTGTACCTACACTAAACAGTGAGCATCGCGGCTACTGTTGGGTACCACTAAATGACTACCCCCGGCCTCTGCATCCGGGGGTTTGGCGTACATTCAAATTTAGCAGCGTTATCGATAAGATACGCACACTAGAAACATTAACCTAAGTCTACTTCTAGTACAAATTCTCTAAAGGTAATTTGGCGTAGGTTAAGTTGATACTTCCAACTGTCGGGCATGTAGTAATCTTTTGTAGGACTTACACGCACAAAGTCTACATCAGGATACAGTTTCATAACCTGTAGTAGTGCGTTTATAAAGTTTGTTTCTGTAGTTGGACTGAGTGTGTCTGGGTAGCCAGGAGTACCAGCATAGACATTGAATTGATAGTCAGTGTGTCCACTGTGCAGATCAAATCCCATTAGATAAACTTGTTTGTGTCCGTCAAAGCAGGCCAAGTAGGCTGCTGTTGCACCCATGTTCCAGTTAGGGTTTTGAGGCACAAGATAAAACTTACCAGGGTAGCTCAATACCATTTGTGCTGTACCATAGATGATGGTTTGATCGCAGTGGCCACCGTTTACCAGTTCACTAGCAACTTCATCGTTGGCTACAACAAAGTCTGGAAGAAAGTCGCGCACAATGGCATTGCAGCCGTATGTCTGTACTGCACCTGCTGCCAACAATCCGCCCTTGTGATTTTTGAGAAAATCAAATAGTTGATCGTGATGTTCTGTTCTGCTGGGCCCATTGCCTAAAACCACAGCTCGACCACTGGTTTGTCTGTTATCAACTGCGCTGTTGATGCGCTCAACTGTTTTTTGCCAGTCGCCATCTTGGTAAGTCATTTCAGTAATGACATCTTCTCCCATGTAGCTGCTGCGGTATAATTGTTTAATCTTTTGCATGTTGTTATCCTATAGTGTATTTATTGAGCTATGTCACTAATAGTTGGAGGAGTAAAGTTGCCAGTGTAACGTGCATATTTGGTAATGCGTACATCGTCTAGATACCCGTTGAATGACACATTGTTTGAAGATCCCAGTGTCACTGGAAGCGTAGCCACTGCTTGCGGGGTACCGCTGATTGTGCCAGTAGCCGATGATACTCCATTGATATAGATGGTTAATGCGCCGGCATTGTTTACAAACGCCAAATGATACCATTGCCCCGTTGATAATGTAGTACTTGTGGTCAAAGTCTGTGCTGAACCGTTGTAGTAATACCAACGAACTGTACCGCCAGCAATTGGGCCAAATGCCCAGTAGGTACTGGTACCTGTTGCACCCAAGCAGCCCAATACAGTGGATTCACCGTTGCCGCCAGTAGTGAATGCGTTGGCATAGATCCAGTATTCAACTGTGTATGATCCAAGCCACCATTGCAATGCTGGTAGTGATTGGAATGACTGCAAGTACGCTCCGCTAGTACCAGTGAACTGTAGACTTCTAGTACCATATTTGACTGTACTGGTACTTGTTTGTATGTTACCAACGGTTGCAAAATTAAACGAACCGTGTTGATCAACAATACCGCCGTTGTTGAAGTTTAGCAAAAGAGTTGCTGGAGTAGAGTTGGCATAGTTTGTCAGTGGTGCTGTGGGAGGAGTAAATGCAGTGGTATACACCGCAGTTCCCGGGGTAATTCTAACATCACTGATGTATCCCGGGAAGTAGGCATTGCTACCGTTGTTGTTGTTGGCAACAGATAGTGCCCCAGCGCCAGTAAATGAAGATAAAGTTACCGACGCTGTACCAGCAGCAACACCGTTTAAGAAGAAGTAGACTGTTGTGCCCGAGACACTGATGGCAATATGATTCCAAGTACTTGCATAAATGTTGACTGTGCTTGAGTTGTAGGTGCCGTTACTTGTTCCACTTCCGCCAGATTGTGGTTGCCAGCTAATCACCCCTGCTGTACCACCGCTAGCAGATCCAGTCAAGTATACACCCCATTCGTAGTCGCTGGTGCCGGTACGACCTTTTTGTATTAGGTTGTAGTTGGTGTTACTCCAAGTACTAGAGAAGTTGACCCAAAACTCAATGGTCATGTTGCGATTGGCAATGCCCTGTAGCGTGGTTGTACTTGGTACAGTCAGATAATCAGTACTGCCATTGAAGTATGCGCTGCCACCGTTTGTCGTTGGCGAGTAGATCACCCCTGGAGAGAATGGGGTAAAGGCTTGAGCACTCGGAGTACCCGTTGGGGTTATTGTATAGTTATTGGTTGAGTTGTCTTTGAAACGGTTACTTTGGCAAGTCAACACAGCAGTGCCTGATACTGCTGTCAAAGGTGTAGTGCTCGGAGTAAAGTTAGTAGTGTAGACTGCTGTACCGTTAACTACGCGAGCATTGGAAATATAGCCATTCCAAAAATAAGTGTTGCCTGAAGTTTGACGACCAATTGAACCAGATCCTGCTATACCAATACTGGTCACTGTAAGTGTACCCGAACCAGATGCAACACCATTTAAATATACAGTCAAAGTAGTTCCGTTGCGAACTGCTGCAATGTGTGTCCATTGATTAATGGGAACTGTGCCTGTTCCTATTGCAGTATATGTACTAGCACCAGTAGCATAACTAAATGCCAGTGTTCCCGAACTATTCAACCACAGTTGCCACATCCCGTTGGCGTAAGAACCAAATGCGTTTAACCAATTGTCAATTGCAATTTGACCTGTGCCATATGCCGATGTGTAGACCCAGCATTCTACTGTAAAGTTATTTGTACCAAATACAAATGCTCCAGTTGGCACAGTTAGATAATCAGTGCTGCCGTTGAACAAGTTGCTCCAGCCCATTTGACTGTAGGGACTGAATGTGCCCTGTGCAGTTGTGCCTGCACGAGTTATGATGTTGTTGAATTCACTGTTGTCTGCAAAGCCACCGTTGGTAGCGCCACCGTTGTTCTGTAGTGTCAACAAGCTGGTGTTTGCCACTGCGGTCAGTGGTTGATAAGTGGGCGCAAAAGTTGCTGTATATAGTGCAGTACCATTGACTACACGAACATCACTTAGATATCCTGCAAATTTAAGGGTAGTGGTTGCATCTCTATAGTCAACAGTACTGGCAATGGTACAGTATGTATCAGTACAAGATGTTGCACTTGCTGCTGACCCAACCTGTGTGCCGTTCATATACAGATAGATTGTTCCACTGACCTTGACCATTGCAATATGAGTCCAGCTGTTCAATGCGATTACAGTAGTTGACGTGAACAATGTAGTGGCGTTGACATAAACATAGGGCTGATTTGATGAGTTAATTGCCAAAGCTACTCCGCTAGCCGATGTTCCAACTGCTCGTGTGTCAAACAAACACATGGTCTTGCCTGCCACTGTGGGATATACCCACATTTCAACTGTGTAGTTGCTGGTGCCAAACGCAAATTGACTACCCGGGGCTGCTGTCAAATAATCTGCTGTACCACTAAAGTAAGTTGCGCTAAGTTTAGATAAATTTGAAACTGTTGCCGTTGGTACAGTAAACGGATAAGTGTTGTTGACAACTTTGACGTTACCAGTGGGTGTTAATGTAAGTGCATTAGAACTTGCATCAACAATGGCATTGCCTTGACAAGTCAACAATGTGGTATTGGCAATTGCAGTTAATGGGGCAGTCGGGGGCGTAAAGTTACTAGTATATACTGCTGTGCCAACAACTAAACGCAAGTTGCTGATATAGCCAGGCATATATTCTTGTGTATTATCTAAACTACCAATAAAGAATCCAGATGCAGTGAAGTTGCTGTTTGTAGATGTAGTAGTCGATCCTACACCTGTGCCATTGATATATGCAGTGATGGTAGCACCATTGCGAACAAATGCAAAATGATACCATGTATTGGTAGCAATAACCCCTGAACTAGATGCAATTTGTCTAGCACCGTTGTAATACATCACAACAATACCTGAACTATCAGTACCAATGTTGAAACCTGTTGTGCCTCTAGTGATGGAAAACCAATCCATATAGTTATACAATGCGGTATGGTATACCCAACCTTCAATAGTGAAGTTACTATTTCCTATTGTTGTACTTAGTGTACCACTTAAACTTGAGCCTGCACTAGTAGAAGTACCATTAAAGTAAACACTATAACCAATATTGGCTGTGATGCTGGATGGTGTGGCAAACGGAGAGGCTGGGGAGATGTTTACTGTGCCATTCTTGGTTATTGCGAGGTTGTTTGCACTTTTGTCAACAATGCTGGTTGATTGGCTGGTCAATAGTGCTGTGTTTGCTACTGAGGTTAGTGATGTTGTGCTTGGAGTAAAGTTTGCGGTGTATAGTGCTGCGCCGTTGACCAATCTCAAGTTAGACACATATCCATTGATATAATATGAACCAGATACTGCGTATCCAATATAAAATGTGTTGGAATTAGAGTCTATTACTCTTGAACCAATGCTGGTGTTTGTTGCACCAACTTGCGCTCCATCTAAGAAGAAGTAGGTATTGGATCCGCTTCTAGACACTGCAACATGGTGCCACGTATATGTTGTCAGTGTGCCTGTTCCAACTTGAATGTTATAACCTGTACTACTAGAGTTGTATCCCAATTGGAGTAGGCTACCACCGTTGAATACTGAATTAACAATAAGCCAATAAGAACCACTTCCAGTACCGTCATTAAGATTACCCAGTAACAACATTTTTCCAGTGCTCATGGGGAATATCCAAGCCTCAATGGTAAAGTTGTTGCTGCCTACTTGTAGTGCGCTGGGGGTACCTAAAGTTAAGTACCCACTAGAGCCGTCAAACAAGTTACTGTAGTAACCATCACCCAAGTAGGGTGTAGTCAATGTTGGGCGTGTGTTGCCCACAATGGTCACTGCGGTGTTATTGCTGCTGGCATCTGCAATAAAACTTGTATTGGTAGTTTCGCCGTTGAGCAACATGGTGGTTGAGGTAAACTGCGGATCATATGCAGATAGTGTCAGTGCAATGTTGCCCGAAGTTGTGGTCTCGTTGTACAAGTCTGTGGCATTGACATAGAAATAGAAAGTTTGAACGCCGCCGCTGACAGCAACTGTG